GACTTGAAGTTCTAGCCTGGCAGTATGGGCACTTAGGAAACCTATCTCTACGAATTTCAGCACCGTCAGCATTGACTGATAAAGCTCTGCGTAATTCGTGTTCGTCATTGCCACCCCAGATTCCCCATATTTTACCTGTTTCTAGCGCCCACTTGACGCAGTCTTTTCGCACAGGGCACTGGAAACATAGATTCTTAGCTTGATGCTTGTCGTCTAGTTCATCAGAGAAGAACAAGTCTTTCATGTCTCTATTGGATGGCTTAGCGCACTCGGCGTCTTTCATCCACTCTGTATCTTTACTTGGTTCCCAAAATGGAATCATTTAATAACCGCCCAGGTCGCTTCTCGGGGGCTGTCTACAACATCGTCATACTCAGTAATTCCGTGCTCATCACAGGCTGTTAAGTAGATTTCACCATCAACATGTCCAACGTATCCATGAATAATATCCGCTGTTTCTACAGCCCGGTATCCTTCACCTAAGGAATCAACCACACCGTCTCTTTGCAATGAAGAAGCCAAAGCTCGCCTAATGACGTCTTCATCCAAATCTATGTGGTCATAAGTAAAAAAGATAAAAGAAAATGGTCCGGTGACAGAAATGTCGTCACCAGACCATTCAAACCATAGGCATTCGCCGGCTCTTGAATCTTTCATAATTACATCCTTACTAAGTTAATTATACTTGCAAGTTTTGTAATTTTTAGCTAAAATAGCAAATTTTATTATTTTATTTTTGGCCGTACAAATACGTCAGCATAGAACTTGTGCTCTGAATCAGCAGCTAAGACCGACACTTCCATCTCAAATTCGGCATATTTTTCTGCCTCTTCAGCCGGGAAATTGTAGTACTCTGACGCAAGCTGAATAGCCTTAACCTTCATACTGTCTCTGTCATCGCCCAAGACCGTGAACTTCATGCGGTCGCGAATCATTACTGAACTCTCTTCTGTAGGTGCTCTGGGTTGTAGTGAGCGCCGTCAATAATTGGAGTCTTGTCGTCAGTAGAGTTGACAATGATATCACCATTTCTAATGCCAACAATCACGCCTCGACGCCCGTTGTGTACGGTTCCGGTGCTTCCACTAAAAGCATCGTGCGACACTCTAACAATGTCTCCAACCTTCAGGTCACCACGTCGCGCATCAATCCAGATTTCTTCCTTGTTTGGGACTACCAGTGCGTGTCCCAGCCCGACCGTGGAAAGAATGTCTAAGACCTGTTTAGCCTGAGTAGTATCTAGGTCAATTTCTTCCCATGTCTTTAGCATTTTGAGTACAGCCTTACCTACACCGACGCGGATTTTAGCGTCAGCAAATTGTTGCTTTACCCAGTTGTAATCTACTTTCATTAGTTTTCCTTTCGAGAAATGTTTAAGGTGGTTTCTAAAATATTTAATGCGGTTTGTTTTCCAGGTATGTTGGCTAGATATGACTCCCTTTGAGCCATAGCCAACAAGTCTCTTTTTTGCTGTGACATGCTCTCAATGGCAGACGCTAGAGAGCTCCAAGGAGGTCCTATACGGCCACTAAACTTCCAATCTGTAGCCACAGGAGTATTCGAGTTTAAAGCTTGAACATATCTATAAGTCCACCAGGTGCCGTCTTTTTTGTGTGAAGTAACCAAAGCACCGATAGATCTCGTGAACTGGTCCATAACCTGATTGTCGTCCCAGCCTTTATTCCACTTCATAAGAGAATTGGGCAGCTCCAAAGTTTTTAGCACAGCAGATGACCATGGAGTGCTGGGAGCATCTACAACCCATTTTGGTCTGCGGTCTACGGCTACAGGGTTTGCTTGAATTAAGTATGAATCTAAATTAACCGGCACTAAATTCTTTTTAGCGTTAGCTAGAAGTTTGACGTCCTCTTGGACAGACCACGGCAAGGAAGAATAAATGGTTGTAGGCCACTCATCATTAAGCAGGTGGTTTATGGCTGAATGAAGTCTGACAGATACGGATGAGTCAGCCAACACAGTAGAGTATTCTTTTCTATTTGCAAAAAAACTTTTAGTGAGGCTAGCTGGATTAGTAACTACTGACCTAAGACTAGCTTCCATCTGGCTAGAGTTAGGGCTGTCAATTAGTAAAGTCAGCTTGCTATTGCCCCACAGATGGTCGATGATGCTGAGCGCCCCATAGGTTCTATTTGCGCCAACGCTAGTGATTGGCGTTACCCCAACAATCACAGAGTCAAACTGCTCTAGTGATTCCTTGGTCATGTGTACGCTTGGGCTAACCCAAATAACCTCGTGTCCGGCCTCAGACAGCACGGCATTTAATACGCCAACAAATCCTAGATTTCTGGCGTTAGCATTCTCTGATGCTTGCGGAGCTGTCATTCCGGTCAAAAGAATCTTCGACATATAAATCTTTCTTTACAGTAAGAGGGGGCACCACCTGTGTAGGTGATGCCCCGCGGCTTACATACCTACGTGTGTTTAGAACGGTGCGTCAGGTGCAGCTGGAGCAACAGCAGGTGCAGGGGCAGGAGCCGGTGCTGGTGCAGGTGCTGGCGCGGCCGCGGCAGGCGCTGGAGCCGCTGCAGCAGTAGCAGGTGTCTGAATGACGTAGTAACGCTTGATTTCGTTACGCTTGCTACCGTTCCAAGTGCGAGAACCAATCTGAGCACGGAAGCTCTTGTTGGCAATCATGCTCTCAATCTGAGCGTTGCTCACAGTAGGGTTGTTGATAAAGAACTCCTGTGGAACACCAAGGGCAGCCATCTTCGAAAAGAAGATACCCAAAGCGTTTGAGTTCTCAGGTGAGATAACTAGGTTATCCCATACGCGACGCTTGTTGTGCGCTCCACCCTGAACTTCGGTGGTTAGCTTGAACATCGTCTTACCACTCTGCGAAGTGGTGGTGCTTACCTCAATAACCTTGAGGTCGTAGTCGCCATCTGGTAGTGGCTCGAAGTTACCAGAAGAAGCAGTTCCTGCTTCTTTTACTAGGTCAGCCCAGTTTAGTGTACTCATGTTTATTAGTTCCTTTAACTATAATTGAGTGGATTATTTCTTTTTTGTTGCATCGGTTTTTGGACCGAAGATCATGTCGAGCATACGCTCGACTCCAAGGTCGCCCTGCTCGACAATCTTACCGAGACGACCTTGTACGCGTTCACCAGCTTCATACTGATCCGTGCGCTCCACATACATGCGACGTGCCTTGTATGGAAGTTGCGTAGGGTCAGGATTTGGGATGGTTTCGTTAGAAATGTAACCAAGCACATCGTAGAAATATGGAGCCTGAATTGCTAGCTGTCCCTGTAGGTAAGGATGCATAATTCCATCCTGCCCACGACGAGCCATTGCAGTCAAGACTACAGCTTCTAGAGGCTGAGTCGGGTGCATTGTTAGGTCACGAAGGTCACGAAGTAGTGCACCCATGTGGCGAAGTAGTTCGCCCCACTGTTGCATCTTCATCTGTTCGGTTCCTGCAATGTTGTCCATGCACTTAACCTGCAACTCAGAAATTGAGTCGATGATTAAGCTCTTGAACTGGTGCTTGCCAGCTTGTAGCCACTGGAAAGCTTTCATAACAACGTCGTAGTCGTTTACCTTGACTACAACAGTGTCCCATGTGCCGTCAGCCACTGGTGGCTCCTCGCGCATAGGGTCCCAATACTTTACGTTGATTGGTAGGAAGCGGTGGCCTCCCTCAACGTCGAGCATTAGGCGTGGGTATGGTGCTGTAACAGCGAAGGTTGACTTACCAACCTTTGATTCGCCGTAGACCATTAATGTCAGGGAGCGTTCTACCTCAGACATTACTCACTTCCTTTCTTCTCTTCATCTTTACCGTAGTATCCGTACGGGTCAGCGACCACATACATCTGTTCAATGGCTGCCTCAGCTGCACTGCCGTCATCAATAAGAGGACAAACATTGTAGAACTGACACTTCCATTTGCAGTCTTTTGTTGGACGTGGGTACGCCACGTAGTTAGGGTCTGCACCCTGGTCGAGAGCTTTTTTAACTCCCATCAGGTCTGCAATCGTACCATGAATGCGCTGCCAAAACGAGCGCATTGTGAAAACATTGTGACGAACTTCAATCTGCTCGTAGAATGGAGGTTTTGCATTGGCGGTTCGCTTTACCTTTTTGAGCATGGTGAAGATTCCACCCTCCGACCGCTCCCCAGGTACTAGATTCTGAGCGTGCTCAAGCATCATGTACGTAAGGATTTGCTCATTCATTTGCGCTTGGTTAGCAAAGTCGGAAAACGAACCACCAACGGTCTTAAAGTCGCGGAACATACGTACGCCGTCAGTCTTGCGACGAACGCGCATGTCAAGCTTTCCCTGAAGAATTACTTCGCCATTGAATAGTGGCATAGTAATAATTTCTTCGTTTGAAATCTTCTCTAGGTTAGAGTCGATACCTTCTTCGTCCATCCACTGTAGGTAGCCCTCCAGCATGATACGGC